CTGTGTATTCTTTCTATGGTCAACACCGAGAGGAATGGCGCGAGTCTTGTCGTGTAGCCTTCATTGAATGGAAATATAGAACTCGTTCATTTTCAGTCGATATTACGGATTTCTTGCAAAGTAATAGAGAATGGAAATACCGCAATTGGATTGAATCTCATTATACGTCTGATTACTATTCTTTGGAGATGGATTTACCTCAAAATTGGTATTCATCTCGTCTAGCTTGGCATGTTGTTCAATCTTATTCCTTTTCTTCTTATTATCCTTGGCTTGACCCTTATGTGTCTTATCTTAGGTTGTTCGAGAAATATGAGGTTATGAAGTTTAGTGATACCTTGCTTAATTTTTATCAGTTGTTTAATGATATGTTGGAAGGTGGTTTTGTTGATTTCCGTACTGCTATGCTTGGTGCTTATCCTTTGTTTTATAAGTTTATGCCCTTGTATCATCCCTCTTTTGTTCTTTGTAATTTTGATGCTAATAGGTCTATTTCTAAACCTTATGTTGATGCTTTGTTTGGTCCGATGTCTGATTGGTCTTCTTTGTATCTTGGCGGTATGATTTATCAACCTTTTTTACGTAAGGCTGATTTTTTTCGTACTTCTTTTTTCCGTACTTATTGTTTACAACAAAAAAAGAAACTTTCTGATTGTAACAAGTCTAAAAAAATTCACAACACCCTTGTTAATGGTGTTCGTTCTATTGATTAATGTTTAATTTTTTGTATTATGGCTAAACCTTTGCAAATTAAGCCCTCGCGAGCTAATAGACCTCGCAACGCTTTTGATTTGAGCCAGCGGCACATGTTTACTGCCCCTGTCGGTGCATTGCTCCCTGTGCTTTCGCTTGACTTAATTCCGCATGACCATGTGGAAATCGATGCTCAGGATTTCATGCGTACTATGCCCATGAATAGTTCTGCTTTCATGTCTATGCGTGGAGTGTATGAATTCTTCTTTGTACCTTATTCTCAGCTGTGGCATCCATTTGACCAGTTTATTACTGGTATGCAGGATTATAAGACTTCTTTGTTGAGTAAGAAGTTTTATTATAAGAATCCTCAGATTGTTCCTAATTTTTATCGTGAGGCTGTTTTTCGCGCTGCTATTCATGATACTCAGCGTGATATGTTCGATTTTCCTCGGCGTGCCAACACTATCCGTTTGCTTGACCTTCTTGGTTATGGGTATCCTGTTTTTTCTCGTAATATTGACCCTAAGACTAAGCAACCTGTTCGTCTTGACAATGCTTATGATGGTCGTGTTACTCCATTTCGTATTGCTGCTTATCAGAAGATTTATGCCGATTTCTATCGTAATACTACTTACGAATCTGTAGATATCGATAGTTATAATTTTGATGATTCGGGTTGGATGGAAGCTAAGAATGATTCTTCTGAAGGTTCTGGTAAGATTATTCTTGATAGATTTTTTAAGTTGCGTTATCGTAATGCTCCTTTGGATTATTTTACGAATTTGCGCCCTACTCCGTTGTTTGATATGGATGATAATTTGTTGAGTGGTCTTCAGCTTTCGTCTCCGTCTGTTAAGTCTGCAGGTTTGAATGACTCTAAATCTTCAGTTTCTATTGGTTCTTACCCTTCCATTAATGCTACTCTTATTGATCCTTCAGTTATTCGTTCTGCTTTTGCTCTTGACAAATTATTGTCAATTACCATGCGTGCAGGTAAAACTTACGCTGAACAAATGCAGGCTCATTTTGGCGTTGCTGTTTCTGAAGGTCGCGATGGTGAGGTTATCTACTTAGGTGGCTTTGATTCTAACATTCAAGTAGGTGATGTTACGCAGACTAGCGGAACTACCAATCCGTCTGTTACCGACGTTCAATCCGCTAAGTTGGCTGGTTATTTAGGTAAGATTACTGGTAAAGGTACTTCGTCTGGTAGTGGTCATGTTTCATTTGATGCTAAGGAACATGGGATACTCATGTGTATCTACTCTGTTGTTCCTGCTATGCAGTACGATAGTTCTCGTGTTGACCCCTTTGTTACTAAGCATACTCGTGGCGAGTTCTTCTTACCTGAGTTTGAAAACCTCGGTATGCAGCCTCTTATGATGCATAATGTTACTGACGTAGACCGTTGGACTGAAGTTCGTGATTTTGCTAATCTGCCTAAACTCAAAGACGGTCCGCTTGGTTGGCAATTGCGTTACTCTGAGTATAAAACTGCTGTTGATGTCAATCACGGCCAATTCGCAGGTGATGGTCCTTTGTCTTATTGGACTGTCGGTCGTAATCGTGGATTCACTGATAACTTTACTTCTGCCAATCTCGAGTTAAAGCAGTTGAAAATTTCTCCTAAATGGGTGAATTCTATTTTTGCCGTTAATTATAATGGTGAAGAGGTGACTGACCAAATGTTTGGTGGCTGTTACTTCGGTATTCAAAAAGTTTCTGATATGTCCGTAGATGGACTTCCAAAAGTGTAGATTATGGATACTAGTAGATTTTTTCTTACTCATCTTAATGATGGTGAGTTTGACCTTACTCAAGTTAAGGCTGTTGATTCTATGCAACCTATTCTAAATTCCGATATACAGGAAATTATCGATGTCGTTGCTCCTGTCAATCCTCTTACAGGTACTCGTGAAAATGACGTGAGTATGTTGTTGTCGCAAAATATCTCTTCGATTGAAAAGCAGGCTATTCTTGCTCGTATGCAGCAAATCCCACCATCTGAAAGGCATAATTTGTCTGATGAGGATTTGCTCGACATGTTACCCTCTCGTTATAATTCTACTTTGGTTGATGTCGATGCTGTTCGTCAATACTTTGAAGATAATATATTACCCGTTTCCGATTCTGGCGAATCGGTTGAACCAACTGAACTAACTGAGCCAAGTCCTACCGAGTAATTGTGTGTTTATCAATTGTTTTTATTAATTCGTTAAATTTTTTCGTTATGAAAATCTTCAAGAAAATTTTGATTATCTTGGAACTTCTTCTTCCGTTCTTGAAACGATTGCCCGAAACTTTCGCTAAAGAGAAAACAGAAAAGAAAGATTCCGAGGAGGTTTAACCCTGTGCTGCCTGCCATTAGGCAGGCAGCCTAATTTTTTTTGTATGATTAAGATTAGATATTGGACTATTGAGAATTTGAATAATTCTCAATGTCAAAAGCATATTATTCCTGCCCTTATCGGTGCTGGTGCCGCTATTGTAGGTGGTTTGTTGTCTTCTTCAGGTGCAAGCCGTAAGCAACGGCGTGACCAAGATTTTCAACGTGAGATGTGGCAAAAGCAAGTTGAACAGCAGGATAAGGTGAATGCCCAACAGATGGCTTATCAGGATAAAGTCAATGCTGAAAATCGTGAGTGGTCTCGTGAGAGTAATGTTCGCCAGCGTATTGAGGCTGCTGGTTATAACCCCTATCTGTATAATGGTCAAGCTAGTGCTAATAGTGTTGGTACTGCTAGTAGTACTAATCTTGGCAATTCTGTTACTGCTCCTTCTGCTAATACCTCCGAGAATGAATATGAAGGTATAGGTACCGCTTTGTCGAATGTTGGCTCTATCATGGCTCAAGGTGTTAAGACAGCTCAAGATGCTTATTCATTGTCACGTGGTAAAGCTGTTGATAAGCAAAATGATAAGGTAGCAGGCGTTAAAGGTGGTACTGAAAGTAAGCAAGCTCAAGCTACTCTTGAGGCATCTAAGCAAGAGGCTCGTGTCAAGGCTGCTACTGCTACTGCCCTGGAGATACAGAATGGTCTTTCTCAAATGCAAGCTTATGATGAGACTGGCCAACCTCTTACCGATGAGAGTACTGGCCGACCTCTTACGCTTGCTCAACAGCGTGCTCGAGGTGAACAAACTCAGTTGTTTAAGTCAATTGATAAGTTGACTCAGGATATTGTTAATGGTAGGTTGACTGAAGAAAATTTGCATTGGGATGCGCTTATTAAGCAGTATAATTTCACTAACTTGTTGCCTGAACAGCGTGATTTTTTGCATCAGCAGATTATGAATTTGATTGCTGAATATGAAAAGATTAATGCAGAAACTAAGGTGCTTGGTACTCAAGTAGGTTTGAATAAGTCTCAAACTAGATTGAATAATCAAAATGTTGATACGCAAAGACGTTATGCTGCTCTATTGGGTCAACAAAGGCTAACAGAGGTACAAAAGACTGAATTTCAAACTCTGCAAAATTATTTTGGATCTGAAAAAGCTATGGCTGATATTATTAATACTGTTCGTCCCTCTTCTCCTGCTGAGTTTATTCATTGGCTTGCCTCTGGTATTCGTAGTGGTGTTAAAAAGTATCTTGGTGATGGTTCTTCTCAAGGTTCTGCTGTTAATATTGAGTCTTCTCTTGAAAATATTAGGCGTGATTGGTTAAGACATAAGAATGCTGCTCGTAAATAAATAAGTTGTCTTATTAGTTTATTGCTAAAACTAATATAGTTAGTATCAACATTAATATTGATATTCCTATTGCTATTTTAATAATTTCTTTCATATTATGTTTTTATTGCAAATATAGTTTTTTCATTTTATATTTTTGTCATTGCGATTAGATTTTAATTTTGTTTAACGCTGCGTTGTGAAACGTGGCGTTATTCTTATTTGTTGCAGTTAACAAATTTTACGCGACACTATAAATATTGAACCAATTTAATACGTATTTTAACACTGAATATAAATATTGAACCATTTATATATATAAATTAACATTTATCAGTAACTCTGCAACGAGCGCGCGCCGTGACGGACGGCGCGCAAGACACACGCGCGAAATTTATGAGCGCAGGCGTGAGGAACGAACGCCCTTATACATCCTCTTCTATGAGCGTTATTACGCAGTGAAGAGCGAAGTGTAACGGAGCGATGCAACGGAGTAATAGCGAATAGTGGCCGTCGACGGGACGGCCTTTGTGAGCCCGACTATAAAGGAGACGGCGACCCTATGGGAGCAAGTCGACTATTATAATCGTGGCGAGGTGCATAGCGCTAGCGACCACACCGAACGCTACATTTGCATTGCATATATTGTTTATAACCTGCACAACCCTCCGTGTTGTGCCTACGCCTTGTTATACTATAGGAAAACTGACACGACATTATGTCAGTTTTCACTTCTAATATGTTGTTATACTATAATCGCGCGCGTGCGACCTTTACGCGCGTGCGCGTAATAGTATAATGCTTGTCGCCCGCTTGCGGGCGACAAGCCCCAGCAGAGAGTATGTATTTATAATATGCTTTATATCATATTGTTATTGTCTTTTTCTCATGTTTTACTTTTGTTGTTTTTGGGATATTTTATATTTTTGTTAAAAAGGTGGGTGGGATTTGAAATTTATGTTAAACTTTTTCTTTAAAGTTCATTCTCATAATTGGCATTATGTTTATTTTTTGTATCTTTGCGAAAAATCTAAATAGTATATGAGTAATAAGACTAATTATAATAATGTTATTCTCTATAAGTTGTTAAGTGAATTGCTTGGAGATGAAGTTGAATATATTGTGTTTGATGTTAATTGTGACTTCACTACCTTATGTTTTGGTGTTTCAAATAGTACAAAACTTGACAAGTGTTATTCTGCTATTAAAACATTGATTGCATTTGGTATTGTTGATGTTATAAATCATTCTTTTGTTGATGGTGTCCACCTTTATAATTTTGTGTTTTTGAAATGATTGACCCGAATAGTCTTAAAATATTTGGTGGCTGCATTAGTCCTAAATTAATATATAATAAAAATACTCATGAAGAAATGTTTGTCTCTTGTGGTGAGTGTGCTGCGTGCGTTAATCAAGCTGCTAATAAGCAGGCGATTCGCGTTCGTGATGAAATATTGTCTCATCGTTATGCTTACTTTTTTACTCTTACTTATAATAATGAGTTTCTTCCACGATTTGAATGTATCACTGATAAGAACGGTTATCCTCAATTTCGCCCTATAGGTCGATGTGAATTCGAATTTGATTCATGTCCTTTGAATTATGTTAAGCCGCAAGATGGTTGGTTGCGTTTTGGCGATGATGTTGAATTACCTCCTATTCAAGGTGAAGATTCATCTTTGCAATATGGTGTCTGTTGCAAGCGTGATGTTCAGAATTTTATGAAACGACTTCGTAAACTTATTGATAATGATTTAAATATAAATGAAGATGGAAAAAAAATCAGGTATTATATTGCCAGTGAGTATGGTCCCCAGACGTTGCGTCCGCATTACCATGGCATCTTATTCTTCGATGATGCGTATCTTTCAACAAAGATTGCTGCTTACATCGTTCAAGCGTGGTCTGTCCGCGTCCGAGTTGGAGGAGGTCGCAACCGTTTTGAAGTTAGGCCGTTTGCGGATATACAACGTACCTACTCCTATATTAAAAAATGTGACGAAAATACAGCATTCTATGTCGCACGCTATATTGCAGGCAACCTTGATTTACCTCCAATTTTGGCCGAGCGCTCTTCAAAGCCGTTCCACTTATCGTCTAAATCGCCTGTTATCGGCTCTTATCGAAAAGAACGAAGAGAAGTTCTCGATGCTATCTTTGACGGAACTTATCGAAGAGGTAGAGAAGTCTTTAACGAAAAATTGGGACGATTCGAGCACGTTGATATTCCACTTGACCGCGATGTATGCTCTTCCTTATTTCGCAAGTGTAAAGGATTTGGTGACCTTTCTTCTCAAGAAAAATTACGCGTGTATTCTTTCTATGGTCAACACCGAGAGGAATGGCGCGAGTCTTGTCGTGTAGCCTTCATTGAATGGAAATATAGAACTCGTTCATTTTCAGTCGA